ATCATTAATTGTGGGAGAGTGATTGTGATGAACAAAACTGAACGGATAGACGCTTATTGCAGGGGGAAGCTGGATGTTCCGTTAAGTAAAGTAGTGTTTGACTGGCTAAACGTCCCAAGGAACGTCCGTTTAATGTTTTATCGTTACCGAGAATACGGTAGTTTAGAGAACTGGAACGAACAAAAACGCAAATTTGAGAGAAAAATGAGCCTATGGCGGTGGAATGTCTTGGCTATTTTGTTTGTTTCGTCTATTATAGAGGTATTCTTTTAAGGAGTGGTTTTATGCCAAAACAGAGATGTAACCTATGCAGAGGAACAGGAAAAGACTTAATGAACCCGCTATCGGATTGTGGATTTTGTAGTGGACAAGGAATGATCGAAACGGAAGGAGAGTCTAAAGATGATAGTGGAGATACCGGGGACCCCGCCGAGCAAGAACAAACATAGCGGAACGCATTGGTCCCAGAACTATGTGGTGGAAAAGAAATGGAAAGAAGCTGCTGGGTGGGCCGTAAAAGCGCAGTGTTCACCAAGCGACTATCCAGACCCGCCAGTAAAACTAATCATTACCCTGGTAGAGAATGACCGAAGGAAAAGGGATATACTAAACTATGCTTCCCGTGGTATGCACGGCTTGATCGACGGACTGGTGGAGGTTGGAGTGTTGGAGGACGACGATTATGAACATATTAACGCTATTGAGATGGATTATGTAGTGGAACCGGAGAGGGATGATAAAATGACGGTGATCGAAGTGGTAAACAATGAGTAGTTTTTTAACATTTAACACCTGCAAAGCCAAGGACCCGAAAACAACAGGGCCGGGTATTTGCACGTTGTCTCCCGACGAGATCCTTTGGTTCAATTTTTGGGAAGCCTGTTTGGTTCACAACTATTTTTACCGCGGAAGGAAGGTCCCTGGGTATGACGTTGATACCCGCTGGAAGTCTGATTGGGTGTTTTGGAAGAAACTTAATCGAATAGTAATCAGAGACTCAAAGTTTTTCTTACATATGTTGGCCGGGTTCTTACTTGCTTTCATTTTTTTTATCGTTGTTAGAATGGTATCTTGGAAATTTTACAAACCAGGAGATAACAATGGACGAGATTGAACTACTGCCAGCGCAAGATGAGTTTATTTTTTCAGACAAAAAGTTTGTATGTTTTGACGGCGGCTGGGGGAACGGAAAGTCTACCGCGGGTTTTTTAAAGCTCGCTTTACATTGTTATAAATATCCTGGGACCAAGGTTGGATTATTCCGACAGGACAAGGTGGACTTGCGCCGGTCCACGCTTACCGAATGGAGGGACCTTTACGACGATTACGGATATTTCCACTCCGACGACTCTACCTTCTATTTTGACAACGGTTCCGAGGTCCTGTTCCATCAGCTATCAGATCTGCACAAGTTAAACAACCACAATTTATCCGCCGGTCTGATCGAACAGGCAGAGGAAACCACACCGGAAGCCTTCTGGACTTTGTTTGGAAGAATGAGACGGACGGACGCGGATCATAGGTGGCTGGGGGTTTTGTCTAACCCGGAGGGCCACGACTGGATCTGGAAGCTGTTTTACCAAAAAGAAATTCCTGCTCCTGATAATCAAGCGAAACAGGAAATGGAAGAAAATGATATACCCCCGCCTTCTCCCGATGATTTTCATTTAATAGCCGCCGACACATATTCCAACAAAGAAAACCTTCCCGACGACTTTTTGGCTTCTTTGGCAACACTGCCGGAAGAAAGGTATAAAAAATATGTTTTAGGTTCCAGGGACGTTCAAAGGGGAGCAATATACCCCATGTTAAAAGAAGGTGTTCAATTTATAGATCCCTTTCCCATCCCCCGGGAATGGCCAAAATACTTTACGTTTGACCACGGTTCTCAAAATCCTTCTGCTGGTTTGTGGATAACCCAAGACTACGAAGGCAGAATGTATGTTTACCGTGAACATTATGCCGAACCGTCCGAAGCTAACTCTTGGCTTGTAAAAGACCACGCCGAATATATTAAGAAAAAAGAACGCGACCGCGACGACAAGCTTTGTCCGTATCAAGAGAATGTTCCCACAAGAACCATAGACCCCGCTTGTTCCAGCAAAACACAAGAAAAAGGCAACCAAAAGCTATCAGTGATCGAGCTGTTTTCCCGACACGGTATTCATTTCTATCCCTGGAAACGGGCCAGCAACCCGAAGGATAAACAAGCCCAAATCAACCGAGTTGGAGAATATTTTATGCCGCAGCCAGAATTTGAACATCCAGTAACCAAAGAATCCCCAGCACCAAAGCTCTATATATTCCGAAACTGCCCCAACACCTGGGAAGAACATACGCAATACAAGTGGCAAGAAAGATCTACAAGAAGAACGCACGACAAAAACAAACCAGACAAACCAAGAAAATATATGGATCACTCATGCGACGCTTTGATGGGTATGATGGCTTCCCGATATGCGCCGCCCAAAGAGAAAAAACTTGCACCAAAGGGTTCTTTCCTTTATACTCGTAATAAGATGATAGCAAACAAGAGAGACGACGGAGGCGAATTTACATTTAATCCTGTGTAAAAAGGTGATTTTTTTATGGGTTTGATAACACTATCTCCTGACATTCTCCCCGAGGTGGCCGAATGGGAGCCGGGGCAGAATTATGAAGTAACCTTAGATGTTGAAATGGTGGACGACGAAACACAAGATTATGCTTTTGAGGTCCGCCACGCAACGGGCCACCAAATAATGGAAGAAGATTTACCCCCGGAAGCTGACGAAGGTGATGAGCTTCCAGGCTTAGAAACAGCTTATGATGAAGCGGTAACTGATGTAATGGGGCCAGCAGAGGGACCGGCTGTATAAGAATGAACAAACGGGAGCGCAAGGAGTTCCGCACGGAAATAAAAATTGCCGAAGAACGTATGAAACGGCACAAGAAAAATATGTGGGACCCTTGCCGCGACTTCTACAAAGGCAAACACAAGCCGGACTCCTGGCAGGGACGAGATAGCGACTTTATCACCGTCAACCTGATTTTTAGCAATATCGTTTCCCAAATGCCCTATTTGACGTTTGAAGCCCCCAAGTTTCAAGCGACTCCCGCCGAATCTGCTTACCTTGATAGTTCTGAAAAACTCCGCAAGGCCGAAAAGAAGGCTGACATAGTTGCGGCCAAACTGAACCACGAACGAAAAAAACAAGAGTTTAGGCGGCACTTTGAGCTTGGGGTGCTGGACGCTTTCTTTGCTTTTGGTTGTTTTAAGGTTTTCCACAGAGTAAACACAAGAAAGAATCCTAATGCTGGCGATCCCAAAACTCACGACGATGGGACTCCTATCACGGACGATGAAGGCAACATTCAGCTTCAACCCGATGTGGTTCCGGCACATACTGAATTTGTGGTCAACAGAGTAAAACCAGAAAACTTTTTGATCGACCCCCACGCCGGAAATTTAATAAGTTCCGCCAAGTGGGTGGCCGAACGTATCCCGATGAGAACCAGCGAAGCCCGCGAAATGCTTGGGGACAGAAACATCGAACCAATAGGCAAGGTAGAAGCGGATAAAAAAGGAATACTCGACAAAATGAGAAGCCTTTTGAGCAACAACAAATCAGAAGATGATGAATTTGAATCGCTGGATGTATCCGTTGTTTACGAAGTATGGGACCGGAAAGAAAACAGAGTGTTCTATATGGTTCACGGGATCGACGATAAAGTTTATAAAGAACGACCCATACCAAAAGATTACCGAAAAACCCCAAACAAAACACCGTATTGCTTGCTGAAATACTATGAGGTCCCGGATGAATTTTATCCGATCCCAGATGTATTCCCCCAGCTACCGTTGAATCTTTCCTATGATTTGAGCAGAAGCCAGATCAACCAATACCGGAAACAAGCTATTGCCAAGGTCCTGGTTCAAAAAGGCGCAATAGATGAACACGAAATGCAAAAGTTTCAATCTAACAAAGCTTTTGAAATGATAAAAACAGAGACAAACCCCAACCAGGAAAACCCGCTATCTTTTATAGATCCCCCGTCAATACCGGCTGGTGTGTTTGAACACCTACAAATAGACCAGCAGGATCTACGGAAAATTTCAGGCGTTACACAGGAAATGCAGGGAACACAGGACCAGCAGCAGCTTGCCACGCAGTCTCTACTGGCCAATGAAGCGGCGCAGGATAAAGCCGGTTGGAAACAGCGTAAAATTGGCGATGTTGCAAATGACATAGGACGCAAGATGTTGACTCTTATGCAAAATCGTATAAAACGCGGCGGAACTATTAAAATGGTAAGCGATACTGGCGAAAAATACCAAGAATACAAACCCGACGATCTGGAAGGTAAATTTGAAATTGATGTAGAATACGGTTCCGGTATACCGGAAAACGAAGCTGCACAAAGGGATAGATTTATGCAGGCTATGAGTATCGTTGCAGAGAACCCGAATCTGCTCCAGTGGTTTGACGAGCAAAAACTTGCCGAACAATTCACACGATTTTTCCCCGTCGCCAAAAGCAGTTTACGGGATGAAGCAAACCAGCAAGTGTTAGAGCAACACTCTCCGGGAGAAGAAGGCGGCGGAACAGCGGGTATGGATGAATTACAGAGAGCCTTTGGAGGACAAGCCGGACCTGGCCCCGAACCTGGGCAACAGGGACTACGGACTACTCAAAGAAATATGATGGGCGGGATGGGAGGATAATGCCTACATACAAATTTAAGTGTGAATGCGGAAACTCCAGGCTGAGACACTGCCGGGCTTCCAAACGAAGAAAAGCCCCTTATTGTGGAAAATGTGGGGAAATAATGGAACGAGACATAGTAAGCGAACGAAAAGGTGGACACATACTTGAACCCTATCTTGACCATAATTTAGGACCAGATCCCGTTTGGGTAAAAGGGCGAAAACAACGCCGAAGATTAAAAAAAGAAGCGGGTGTAAGAGAAAAAGGTTCTTACATAGAGTGAATTTTTCTTTACAAATCCGCAAGTATCCTTTATATTTAAAGTGAGCTAACTAATTTTATCGGTTCTTCCCCCCGATAGTGGGTCGTATTTGGAGGTGTCCGTCGTGGAGGACGAAAAAAACTCCCCAGAGCAAATTGAAAGTTTTAGCGACGCAGCAGAAGCGGCTACTGCCGATGTTTTAGGACAAGAGTCGGAAGAAGCCGGAGAAACACCGGACGCGGAACCCGAAACGTCTGCTCCAGACGAAAAACCGGAGAACGAAAAGGGTGAAGCCGAAGGCGATGAATCTGCAACTGAATCATCCGAAACATCAGAACCAGAAGGCAGTGATGAAACTGCCGATGAAGAACCTGGCGAAGATGTAGAAGGTGATGAGGGGCCAATTCCTTACGAACGATTTAAGGAAGTGGTTGAGGAAAAGAACGAAGCGAAGGAACAGCTCGAACAAACACAGTCGTCGTTTCAGCAGCTCCAGAGGCAGCTTAACTATTACCTGAATACCGAAGAAGGTAAACAGGATTTGGTTGAGTACCTTCAAGACGAGGGTTATCTGGATGGGGAGCAGTCCCCAAATACGACCGATACAAATGATGACGCACCGCAGACTGATCAGGAAAGAGTAGATAAGTCTCTTGAACATCTCCGCGAGGTTCTACCGGCCAAGGCCGTAGAAGAACTTGAAGCCTATATCCAGCAGAACGTCGGTTCAGTAGAGGAAAAGGTTGAAAAAACCGAACAAAAGGAACTAAAGCAGCAGCGGGCCAAAGCAATTCAGGATCGTATGGACGCTATGGCAGAGTCCGACGATTATGAGTTTTTTGACGAATTGGCTCACCAGCCTGCTAAAGACGGCGTGAACCATACTTGGTATCAGGCCGTTGTTTCCGAGAATCCTCAATACTGGATAGATGAAACAGGGATGGTCAAACCGGAGAAACTCAACGAGCTTCACCAGCTTGCTTTGGTTAAATCCGGCAAACAACAAGAGCTTATCGAAAAAGCTAAGGAAGAAGGCAAGGAAAAAGGGAAAGAGGAACTCCAGCAGGAGTTTCAGAAAGACCAGCACGAACAACCCCTGGCCCCCGCCACTTCCAATGACAACGTATCGGAAGAAATACCAGAAAAGCCTTCCTTGAGAGAAGCCCTGGAGTTGGCGAAAAAGGACGCTGTTGCAGGCTAACTTTTGACGGCTGTTTTAGACTATCTTTCAAGGAGGCTTGAACTATGCCAGATGTACCAGCAGAATTTACCCAGAAGCTAAATGCTATCCTTACGGCTACTCTTGACTACTACGAGGATACTTTGGCTGACAACGTTTTCCGCAGTAACGTAACATTAGCTAAACTGCGAGAGAAGGGGAACATCACCGAGCAAAATGGTGGTACCCGAATTATCCAACCTTTAATGTATGGCCGCAATCCCACTATACAATCCTACTCCGGTTACGACAAGTTTAAAGTCGAACAGTCGGACGGTATCAGTGGTGCGGTTTACAACTGGCGGCAAATTGGTGGTAGTATCATCATTTCCCGCCTTGAGGAACGGGTGAACTCCGGGGAACAAGCTCTTTTTAACTTGCTTGAAAAGAAAGTAAAGCAAGCTGAAATGACGCTCCAGGAGAAGGTCAACAACCAGCTTATCAACTCCTTTGACGAAGGCAATGCTGGCAAGGACCTGACCCCGCTGTTCAAAATCGTTGACCCCGAACCCACAACTGGTGTTGTTGGTAGTATTGACGCTGCCAACCACGAATGGTGGAGGAATCGCGTTGAAACCTCTGACGCTGACAGTGTTACCGATCTAAAGCAGGAACTCCGAACGCTCTACAACGTTTGTTCCCGCGGCGGTCTTAACTCCCGTCCCGATCTGACCCTTACTGATCAGATTACGTATGAACAGTATGAGGACAGCTTGGACGAGAAGCAGCGTTATGTTGATACCGACATAGCCGACCTTGGGTTTGAAAATCTCAAACTCAAAGGCGGAGTTATCGCTTGGGAAGAAGTTATGCCGGATGTTGAGAACTTGAATGAGTTTGATCTTGAGGACGAGTTTGACAAAGACTCCAACCCTGAAACCGGCACGGCTTTGATGTTGAACACGGAACACATTGAACTCGTAGTTGACAAGGAAACACGCTTCAAAACTACCGAGTTCAAAGAAGCACACGATCAGGACGCGAGCATTGCGAAGCTGCTGTTTATGGGCAATATGACCTGTAATAACAGGGCCAAGCAAGGTGTTCTCAAAAACATCAACCGCGACCTATCGACCAGTTAAGGAGGTTTTAGGCTATGACATTCAAGTTAATTCCAGCAACTATGCTGAAAGAAACCTATAGCGACTTGGACGAGGTTGGTGTTCCCACTGACGAGCTTGGGGCCAAACGCTCTGGACCCAACGGACAAGTCTATGAGTTTGTCGAGTTTGCCGACAGCGGAGACGCTGGAGATGTTGTTGAAACTGACAACGTAGAGTTTCACGACGACGGCGGAATTGACGAACTTGAGGTTACTTCCAGCGGTGGTACGTCCCGCGACGCTGTTAGAGGTGTGGCGGTCTGCGACCGCGACGAAGAAACCTATGGTTGGATTCAAATATCCGGCGAGTGCGAGCTGATCAACCAGGACGGAGACGTTTCCGAAGGCGACGAGATTGAGTCTGCCGGAGACGGCGATGCAACGGCTCAAGACGGCAATGCCGCCTTTGGTATCGCAACTGCCGATTATAGTTCAACCACATCAGCGACGCTCATTCCGAGGTCCTGATTGAGAACTGGAAAGGTTTGCTCTGGAACCCGCCGGGGGAGCAGTTTTTGCTCTCCCGGCGTACCTTTCCCATTTTACCGGAGTGATTAGATGGATTTTATAAGTATTTTTAATCGTGTTTTGAGAACGTCTGGCCGTCATAGTGTAACCAATGTTGAGTTAGACAATATGGAACTCAACGAGGACCAACGTATGGTCCTTGATATGGTGAACGACAAGTATGAACAAATTTTCAAAGAATATCCCTGGCTAACAACTACCCACGATGACACATTCCAAACCGAAGAAGGAACCCCCGTTTATACGCTTACCGGAAAGCCAGAACATCCAGTAGACCCAACAAATATCAGCAGTATTTTTATAGAAGAAGGGACAAACCAACGGTTGCGACGGTTGACGGACCGAGAATTTTTTGAATATACCACAAGGGATTCAGTGGGCCGTCCGAACTATTGGAGACTACGCGGCTTAGATGACGGTTATCCCGAAATTGAACTTTCCCCGACCCCCGCGGGGGGATATACCATCAGATATGTTTATAATGAAAGCCCGAAGCAATTAACTGATTCTGATGATACGGTTCCGTTTGCCCCGCGAATACTCGTCTGGGGAGCGGTAAAATCCGTCCTGGAGTTTGACGGGGAAGATTATACGGAAGCTGCCCGCGAGTTTCAAAGGGCAATAATGATAGAGAAGAAAAGGCAAGGCGAAGGCAGAAACTACCAGTGGGGAAAATACGCTACGGGGGGATTGGGGCCTGGTTCCGGGGGAACATTCCGCCGTCAATCGCTCTCTGGGCCAGAAATTTCAAGCGGAGTCCCAGGTGATATATAATGCCTACCCGTGAACTGGACCCCGTAGACAAGCCGACCAGAGGGCGCAACCCCCGCAGCAGAGAACGCCGCCAACGCTCGATAGTTTATTCTGACCATTCTATGGGGTGGCAAACAGAATATAATCCTATGAACCAGCCGCCGGAGTCTCTTACCTATGCTAAAAACTGTTATTTCACAGAAGATGGGGCTATGGCCAAAAGGCAAGGATATAACACGGTTTTTGAAAGAGGATACAGCGGTTTTGATTGTAAAAATGTTATAGACTACCGGGGATTGGAAGGAAGCCAACACTGGCTACTCCAACTGGATTACGTTTTATTTAAACAGGAAAACCAAAAATACTATCACTGTTTGGAATGTGAAGAAACATTTGAAAGCGAAACGATAGAAGGAGAGGGGTTAGAGTATTGTCCTGAATGTGAGGTGGACATAAATCCTGAAACATTTGATATAGAAAGAAAAGAGGAAATGATAAGCCAGGCTCGCCTTCCAACCAACCGGAGGTTGGGCCACACCCAATACGACGGAACTCTTATTTTGGGAAATGATAATTTATACCCCAGAAAATACTTTTATCTCCAATCTCCGCGGTTTGTTTTCAACCCCGAAGAAAATGTTATTGAAGATGAAGATTCTGATTTGCCAGCCAGAACACTATTTGTTAGTCTGACGTATCATTCTGCCGATGGTGAGTCTTACCCGTCTGCGCCGGTCCGGTGCGATTTATCCGCGAGAGAAAGACTAAAAATTCCCGCGCCAGTCCAAATCAAGGGGGCTTTGAACTGGAGTGTTTATGTTAGCGTACTGCGGCCCGAAAGAAACCTGCAAGCGGAAAAACTTGATTTTGAAGAAGATTGGATTGAACCGTTAGAGGGGATAAACGATACGAAGGCAAGAGATTATCCAACTGAAAATACAGCGTTTGCTTATGAACGCCTGGGGGGGAGCGGGGAATACAAGACTCAACAACCCCCGCAAGCTGATATATGGCACACACATAATGACAGGGTGTTTGCTGGGGCGGTAAACGGAGAAAAAATGGCCCTTTATTATTCAGCCCTTGAAAACGAAGATTTTTGGTTTGACAAGTCCTGGACGGATGAAGAAATGAATACATACGTGGGGAACCCGGACGGACCAGGGATCATCGAATTTGAAAGAGTTATTGGCCGCGGCGGGGAAATAACTGGTTTGGAAAGCGTCGAGGACAAGCTAATAGTATTCTTTGAAGAAGCAGTTGTTGCTGTGTTTTTCCCGGAGGATCATACGCAGCTTGAAGTGGTCCAAGTTATGGATGGCGTTGGTTGTGTTTCCCCTCGGTCCGTTAAAAGCGTGGCTGGTGAGGTTTTTTGGCTATCTCCGCGCGGCGTTGAGGCTCTTTCGCGTCATTTTGGCCAGGAAGATGTTTTGTTTGAGAGAGACAACCCATCTTCTCAAATTAACAGCACAATTTCCAAGGATATAGCCAGGGTTTTAGAAAAGAATATGGAAGAAGGTATTGATGTTACCCATTATCCGCAAGCAAACTGGCTAATATGGAACATTCCCCAGCAGGGCAGCAGGCGGGGAGTAACAAGATCCAGACAGTATGTTTACAATTTGAACTGGAACACCTGGAGCTTTTTTGAAGAAATGGATGTAAATTGTTTGGAATGTAGGAACGACGGACAGATGTATGGGGGAGTGCAGGGAAACGCAATAGAAATGATGGACGGCACATACGACGATGACGGCGAAAAAATAAATATGATAGTTTCAACACCTTGGCTTATGTTGCGATCGCCGGACCTCAACAAAAAAATGAAATTCTTATTTTTTCCGGCTATTTCTCAAAACCCAACCGAGGTAAAAGTTAGACACGCTTTTGACTATGACACAAAACAGTTGAAGCCTTCTGCAAATGAAACCACGGTAGACGCTCCTGGCGTAGACTATTGGGACGAATCAGAGTGGGATCACGCCATTTGGTCTGACCGCACACAAGCTTTGTCCAAGGTTCCCATCAGGGGCCGGGGAACGAGCGTTAGATTTACTTTTGATGAATCGTCAACAACCGAATTTATCTTGCCGTGGTTCAGGGTTGATTTTGTTATTGGCGGCAAAAGACATACAACAGAAAAAATGGAGTATGGGCCGCAGGCAATATTTGATTATGAAACAGAAATATTTTCAAATTTTGGCGGAGCTTATACAATAGTACGTTTTGAAGATGAATCAATGAAACGTGCTGGACACATTGTTGATTGGGATTGGGATTTTGGAGATGGATTTACTTCTGATCTACGACACCCGACTCATATATACGAGAAGGTGATTGGAGAATGAACATTGACACTGATGAAAGAAGCAGATTAGAAGATATTGGATTGACCGAAAAACAAATACAGGGGATCAGCAAGTTTTGGCGGGGGATAGCAGAAGGTTGGGATTATGAAGAAATTGCTATGGAAATTGGTATTTCACCAAAAACACTTTGGCGGTGGAGACAGCAAGATAAATTTTGGGACGGGATAAAACACATCTACGATCAATCGCTTATGGAGCTGCTCCCCAAAGTAGTGGATAATTTCAGCCAGCAGTTAGACAAAAACAACAAAACATCCGTTGAAGTTGCGAAACAAATACTCCGCGCTACTGGCCTTGCTGATCGAGACAATGCGCGGGATGATACGCCAGAACCGTTAAAGATTATTAAACCAGACCCCCAGGAGGAAGAAGCAAATGCCTGACCGAATACTTACCCCCAGCGATTATTTTAACCCCACAGAGGACTCCGAGGCGCAACGAGCTATAAACAGTGAGAAAATGGAGGAAGTTCTTTATGATATAATACACGCCATAAACCACGAGTTACAACGCGCCGCGGAAGAAACAGAGCCGCACGAATGGGACCTTGGTGGAGAAAACCTTATTAATGTTTACCGGATTATGGGTTCCAGTATTGAAGAAAGACCATCCTGGGAAATGCGCTGGAATGCCACGGACAATTTGCTTGAGTTTTGCTACAATAACGGAACGGCGGAGAATCCCCATTGGGTTGTTCACTTTGCTATGGGGCTTACAAGCGCAGGGCGGTTGGTATTCAAGGACTCTGCGGGTATAGTTTTTAACACAGGCGATGAACACGACGGCAAACAAATTAGACCTATTGACTTTAACGAAAACGGTGAGGTTGTCTTTAAACAGCCTGGCAGAGACGCCGAATTTGATAAGCTCGAACTGAAAGAACTGGATGTAGATGAGATAGAAGCGGACAATATAGAAGCGGACAATATAGAAGCGGACAATATAGAAGCGGACAATATAGAAGCGGACGAGGGTGAGTTTGTTACAATAAGCGCAAACAACCTTGACGTGGACGAAGTGGACAGCGGCGATGTTCTTAATTCCGGCGGAGATACCTGGGAAGGCAATTTCGACGCGAACGGGAACCGCCTAACAGGTCTGCCGGAACCACAATCGGACACCGAACCCGTGAGAAAGAGCGACCTTGGAGGAACTACGGAGATTGTGTGGATTAGT